CTTCGCTTCCACTTTCTCGATGCTTCTCCTCTCATCTTTGAGACAATCAGTCCAGATCGCAGGGGTTGCAATACCTTTCTTCGCCCTCTTCTCGCGGGATACGATGGCAAGACGCAAATCTGGCGTGCAGGTGTAATTATCGTCCTTACCGAGCCATTGCTGTTTGCCCATACCCTTCCTACCAATAGTCCAAGGATAGCCGGGAGATGTTCGCCGATTGATGGGACCAAGATACTCATCGTCAGTACCGACTCCTTCAATTGCTTCTTCAATCGTCAGCACACGTCTAAGATGCTTGCTCTTGTTGGTGTTCCGACACAACTCACGGGTCACATCATTAGCAGCGGCGGAAACTGCTTCTTTATCCAAGTATGGAGTGTGCAGTGCAGCTTTCGCGATGGCCTTAACCATGATGTCTTCTTCCTTGTCATATAGTATGGCAGGTCTGGTCTTGGCTGGGTAGATCTTGTTGTGAAGCGCTGAAGGGATGATGTCTGACTTCGTTGGTGCGTAAGGTGGTTGAGAGCACTTACCAATGTATGCCAGATTCTGGACTGGCAGTAGATCTAGCGGCGCACCTTGCAATTCTGCTGGTGGTGCTAAGAAGGGAATACTATCAAGATCACGAATGATCACCTCCGTAAATCGGCATAGAGCGGTCTGAAGGTCCTCCTGCGTGATGTTAACTGCATAACTTCTCATACCAGAATCCAATGCCAGATCGTGGATTCCAAGGATCTTGCGAATGCGCGTGCGTTCCTGGACGACCAACGGGGAACCACAGTCACCCTTCTCCGTTGGCATGGAGTATCCAATCATGTGGCGGAAGTTCTTCTCGACTCCTTCCATGGTGACCCTTGCATCTTCAACAGCGAAATCATTGGTCGCCAGCAGTGCGGTATTGAGTTCGTTCTTTGAGCCCACTCGATACACGGGCAGCACAGCAGCTCCAGCAACGTGATGATGGTCTTCGCGTTTCTGGAAATGCTTAACTATGTCGCTGTGTGATGCGACTATGCGGGGGAACTGGATCAACATAGCGTCCTTCTTATCTCCACTGGTGTACCGAATGTACTCCATCTTGCAGTCCTTCACAGGAACTTCATACGCTTTGTCATTTATCCCAGCTAACATGAAAACATCACCAGGTTGCATCAGCTGGGGCATGTGAGCCACGGTAAGCATAACAGTGTCGCGCACAAACAGTCCGTTGACCACTCCTCGCATGTGTCCTTCATTTGACATCAAATAGACGCGGTAGAAGTTATTCCAAATGCGATGTGAGATCAAAGCCTGAGCTGACTTGTCTGCCCACATCTGCATGTGTGCTTCAACGTTTGCGGTTGGGCTCTTTACTGTACGTGCGTCACCTGATGCAAATCCTTCCGTGCTGGCTTGCGCATTCTTCTTTGTGAGCTGATCACTGGAAGCGGCTGCCTCTGTCTTCGCAAGGGGATTCTTGTTCGTACTCGTTTCGGACGAGCTTTGTGCTTCAGTAGTAGCTTTGGTGCTATGTTTAGTGATACTATCACTCGACACCGCTGCTTCTGTAAGTCCTGTGGCTGCAGCGCCAGAAATCAATCCACGCAGAGTGTCCTTGAGAGTGGACATACGAGTTGCGGTAACGATTGGTGCTGGGTTTGCGTTGGTATATGACTCAAGGATCGCTCGAGCCGCCACTGACGTCTTCTCATCACCACTGAGGAAAGCTTCTTGAATGATTTCCTGTGCTCGTTCTTGTAGAGGTCGCATCTTCTTCTGTCTGCGTTGATAGTTCTCCATCCTTCCTTTCACCCCACGATAGATCAGCCAGAGGCCCAGCATACCAGCTGCTGCACCAATTGCCATCAGGATCGTCTGCTTGAATGTCAGTTCCTTAATTGTTCGACGGAAAGTCTTGGCAATGTCTTTAATTTCAGCAAAGATCCTCTTCTTAAGCGTTGGCTTTTCTTCACGGGGTCGCGTCAGATTCTCAACAGCCTGAAGGGCGCCTTCGAGATCGAGATCCTCGTCATTCTCCTGATCCCACTGTTCTATCGGGATATCAACAGCTTCTCTGTCCCTGAAGTATCGAACGCCTGCATCAATATCTCCACCAAGGACTTGGTGGGTAGCGTCTGGTGCTTCTTCTGGCGTATCTTGGGGCGTATCCACTGGGGGAAGGTCTGGGAGCCTCTCCTTAGCTAAAGCATACCTTCCCGTCAAATATTTGACCCGGTGGGCGTCAACACGCTTCGCATACGCGCCATTGAATGCTTCTCCTCGGACTTCCAAATCAGCCATCTTATCGATACTGTGTTCCAGTAATTCTTCATATGTGAGACCAGCTCTGATCGTTTCTTCTGTGGCCGGATCAACTAGATCGAAGATATATGGCCTTGTATCACATGCTGCGACTTTTGAAGTATCCAAGCGTTCCTCATTATCGATCATCACACTGAACTCAGGCAACAATCTGGCCCTCGCACACACTGTCAACCTCCTGAAGAAGGCTTTCTTGTGGACGATGGATTCCATTGCAACTCTAGAGGGGTGCTTGTTGGAAGAACAGATGACGATCTCAGATGTGAAACGGGATCTTGCCTTTTGCTCGAGGACCGCCATGTGAAGGTTGAAGGGTATCAGATTTCCAGTGCGGATAATTTCCATAATCTCAGGATTCGGATTGGTCTTAGAATCCAATTTCTGGAGGCAATCATCATAGATGACGCACAACTGTCCGAAATATCCATCCCAGAATTCTTGTTCGACATTCCTCATATAGAGGTCTGTTGGTTCGAACATTCCCTTCTTAGCCACGATGAGATCCTGTGCGAATGGCAATGTGAGGCCTGATTTGCCCACTCCTGATTCTCCATAGATAAAGGCGACGAAGGGTGGTCTTCGTGGCTTGTTGCCGAATACTCCAGTCTGATCACATAACTTGCGCCATGCTTCGACGAGTTTGAACAACTTGTGGAGCTGTGTGGGATTGATGGAACGATACTTCGTAATCGTGTCCATCATCTGGAGTCCGCGCCAGTACAATCGATCAATGATGTAGACGACCTTAGGGTCGCTCTGAATTGCATCGACTACGGTTTTACCGTCTTTCTGAACACGTGATAGACCAATAACTTCTTCTGCCCATGTGGTGTATCCGTCAACGACTTGCGCAATATCTTCACTTGCGGTTGGTCCCTTGATTAGGGTAACCAGCCATTCACTAATCCAACTAAATAGGGGACAGTGCTTATCGAAGAACAGGTTGATGTTGTTCAGGTTTCTACACTTGTCGCCAAAATATTTGATGGTGGAATCAAAATTGGCGAGTGGTGTGTTGGTGGCAAAGAGGAAGATACCTGCAATGACTGCACTAATAATTGTGGCGAGTGTGGTTGCGCCAACTTCTGGGATCAGTGCTTCATGATGTGCGGCTTCTGGGGAATATCCTTCACGCATGAGATGCATTTCAATCAATTCAGTGTCCGGAAGCTCATTCACTGGCTTATCTCCGAACCATGCTTTCATGGCCCACATGGCAATATCTTGACCAAAGAGAGCTATCACATTGGTGAAGAACATTTGCATGTAACACCCGGGTGCTGTAAGGGACATGTTATTGATGAGGAGTAGTAAACTACCCAAATGTCGCCACATGTCCTTAGCCCAGTTGAACTGTGAAGCAATCTGGCTGAACTTATCTTTGATGTTCGCAACTGCTGAATCAATCGTTCCAGTAAGGACGTTTGCTGTGTTTTCGGCTGCGTGACAAGCTGATGTCACCGCTCTCAAGGCAGGTCCACTTGCATCCATTGCTTCTCGCATTCCTGGTGCCATATCTCGCAATTGATCGGTCGCTTCACGCGCCATTGCACCCATTGCACCTGCCGCAAGTCCAACTTGCTCTGTTGAAGGAATGACTTGTTGAAGAGTCATATGTGCATTTGTAATTGTTGCTTCAACATGTGGCATCAACGATCGGAGATCACCGAGTACTGCTGTCACTCGCTCACACGCTTCCTTTGAACCAGGTACAAGTTCGAGGACCTGGTAGTGCGCTTCCTGAACGGCTTCAATATATTGTGGAGTGATGCCAAGGAAGTCATTGAGCATGAGATCGCGCCAAACAGAAATGGTAATTTCTCCCTCTCGCGGGAATTTTCTGTCACGTCCTTGTGGGGGCTGTGAGAATTCTGCTGCTTGAATTGAGCGTATCTCTGAAGGAGATACGATGCAAAATCGAGGTTTGGTTGTGTGAGACATCTTGATGTTTTGTGTGATGTCTTGGTGTGTCTGGGTTTTGAATTTGCGATGCATTTTGAAGTACGACGTTTGTGGTGGTGTGGTGGTTTTGGTAGAACTGGTAGAACGCTGGTAAATAAGTGCTTTGGTAAGCAAGCGGGGGTTCATTTGGTCGTACTTTTCATAGGGGTGAACTCCGGTCGCTCCGGTGTTCTGTACAGCTCCTCATTACAGGCGAGGACCACCCTGGTTTATATCAGATCTCCAATAAACCAATGGGGGAAGGGGTTTGGGATAGAAATGAGACACTGTTCTCTTCCGCTTTCCACTATAACCGGCCTGAGCCCGCATATGAGAGTCCAATGTATCCAACGCTTGGCGGCTTCTCACCCCCGATAAATCGGTTCGGCAAGTTGAGTAGTAGGTGCAGGTTACCAGCCTGGCCTTGCTACGCAGAGCTTGGTTCCAAGACATATGCGTACATTTGTTTAAACTGTGAAGTCCTCTCAGTGATCCGCTAGGGTTATAGCTTTCGCCGGAAAGAGGTAGGTTTTCTCAGATCTAAAACTACAAATTTTGTACAGTCGCAAGTGCTGAATTTTATCCTGCTAGCGGATGCTAGAATACAGGATATGAATTATATACAAAACGACACAGATAAAGACAAGTCAGTACCTGTGGGCCAGCTATCCAATCGCCAAAAGCCGAAATGGAGTGCTAGTCATTAGTTTCCTTTATCTTCATGGTTAGCATTAAGAGAGCCGTGCTTCCACCCAGGGGGCTTCCGCAGTGACGGTCAGGGTCAGACAGGCATGACTAAGTAGGTTTCGTCGCCATGCAAGCCTTATCAGAATCAGTCAGGTCCAGTTTTTCTATCACTGGCAAAAGATAAAATAATAAGGTAAATAATACCGCTCCTTCCAGCTCAGAGACGGCGGATCTGTTGGTTTGATATCCGAGAACGAAAAAACTCGGGGCCCGATTTGAGGCGGGTTCCTAGACCTCCGTTCCTTTACCCAGTAACGCGGGGTTTTTCTATTCCATAATTGGAACCAGGTG